GGAACCGAGTAGTACAGGGCGAGCGCGTTGGCCGTGATGTTGATCAGGACGACCTTGTAGGTGCTGGTGCGCTGCGACACCTGGGACCGGACGGGGGTGTTCGAGCCCCACTTCATGACCTGGGTGCGCTCCTCGCCGAGGGACTCCACCAGGCCGTCGTTGCTGACGTCGCCGAGGTTGCTCCAGCCGTCGCCCCAGTCCGAGAACGGGTCGGTGGGGGCGGTGGTGCCGACGGGCGCGACATACGCGAAACCGCCCACACCGAGCATCACGGGCTCAATGGCCATGCTGTTCTCCTGTGGTGATGGCCCTGTGCGGACGGGCTGGGAAGCCCTCCGGGCCGTGGATGGGCCCGGAAGCCGGGCGGTGGGTGGTGTGGGTCAGACGGGGCGGACGGTGAGCCCGGCGATCCAGCCGATCCGGACGACGTCGGTGTTGGGCTCCTCCGGCCGGGCCGCCGGTCCGACTTCCTCCCAGGTGCGCGAGACCGCGCCCTCGGGACGGGTCGAGCCCTTCAGGTCCTCCAGCGCGAGCCGGACGGTGCCGACGGCCTGGTTCGCCGCCAGGCGGGTTGAGGCGTAGACGTCGACCGAGAAGCGGGCGTCCTCGGCCGCATACCGGCCGTTCCACGTCGGGATCGAGCGGGGGCCACCGGTCCGGATGATCTGCACGACCGGCAGGCGTGAAGCGAACTCGGTGCCGTCGGGGCGGTCGGTGCACACGAAGAAGCCGGTGGCCTCGCTGAGGTACGTCACGACCAGCAGCTCGACGTCGGGAAGCGCCATCAGGGCTCCCCTCGCGGCTACTCGGCGGCGTTCTGCAGTTCGTCGGCCGGCTCGTCGGTGTCCGGGGCCGTGGGGCGCTCGGGGAGCGGCTCAGGCGGCTCCTCGTGGCCAATCCCGGCCTTCACGAGGGCGGGGACCAGCTGGTCCGGCACGTCCACGACGTCACCGGGCCGGGCGTGCGGGTAGTCGCGCATCCAGAACGCGAGGCGGAAGCGCATCAGGCATCTCCTGCGGCGTCGAGAGCGTTGGTGAGGGTGAGGTGGGCCGGATGCCCGTGCTCCCGGGTCCCGTGCTCGACATAGATCGAGTGGTCGGTGTCGGAGACCACGAGGACCGAGCCGTCGGGGCCGTCCTCCGCATGGATCGAGTCGCGGTACGCACCGGTGCGGACGGGCGCGGTCTGCTTCGCCGCGCGCACGACCCTCTTGGCGCGGGCGCGCATGTCCCGCCGGACGCCGGACTGCTGGCGCAGGGATTCGACGGCGGCCTCGTCGATCGTGATGTCGATGATCTTCATCCGGCGACCGCCTTCCCGATGACCTCGACGTGGTCGAGTACGGGTACCGGCCCCTTCCAGGGCGCCGGGTCGCCGTCGACCTCCAGCACCAGGCCGTTCCACTCCAGGCGGTCCTGGGCGATGACCGCGGTGCCCGGGTCGAGGAAGCAGCGGTAGGTGCTGATGGTCTGATCGCGGCCGTCGGTGACCTCCGTGGAGGACAGCGGCTGGACGACGGCCCGGAGAGTGGTCCGGGTCGCGTTGGCCCAGTCCCGGACGAGCTTGTTGTACGGGTCAGCGACGACCTCGGCGTGGACGAGCACGACAGTGTCCGTGGCGAAGGGGAGCACGCTCACCCCCGGGTAATCGGGTGGACGGGTGTCACGCCCGCGGTCCGGAGGAGGTCGAGCATGTCCGGCGAGACCCGCGGAGTCCCGTTCCCGACCACCGACAGTGCCCGGAAGTAGTACACGTCCCCCACCCGCATCTGATTGATGTTGGAGTTCGCGCCGGTCTCGTCGGCCAGCGCCGCGATGTACTGCGCCTGGAGGCAGACCGCCTCCCGGAAGACGTCCGCCAGCTCTGGGTCGGTCGGGAGACCTTCGGCGTCAGTGTCGTACACCGCGCCGATGAGGAGCTGGTCGAGCTTCCGGGAAGCGTTCTTCAACAACCTGGCGGCGTTGGCCGGTACCGGATCGGGGTCCAGGAAGTCCGTGAACTCCTGAAGCGTGGCGTACGGCATGAGGCATCCCGTCACAGGGTCAGGCAGGCCACCGTGACGCTGCCGACGGCCGACAGGTCGACGTACACAGAGTCGTCCGCCTGGTTGAAGTCGTCCGGGAACGGCCCGAAGAACCTGTCCGCCCCTGCGGCCACCGTGGCGGTGGGCGAGGTGACGGCCTGGCCCTGGACGGTGCGGCCGATGTGCTCGGTGACCGTGATCGAGGCGCCGGAACCGTTCTTGACGTGGAGGATCTGCTTGCCGGAGTTCCGGAAGGAGACGCCGGCCGCGTCGGGGGGCACGTACGAAGCGAGCAGTCCGCCCACGACGAACCTCTGGGGGGTCAGCGCGGTACGCGCCATGGTTTCCTCCTTGAGCGGCGTGCTGCTACTGGACCTTGATGTTGCGGAAGACCGAGGCCGCCTTGGTGGCCTTCAGGACCACGGCGACCGGGCCCATCTCGACCTCGCCCTTCTTCACCGCACCGGCGGTGGTGAAGTCCGGCAGGTAGTGCGAGACGATCTGGCCGCCGACGGTGGACACGCCGTGGAAGCCGTCCAGGCCCATCCGGACCGCGTACAGGTCGGTGAGGCCGGAGACCGCGCCGTCGCCGGTCTGGGTGACCGTGACGCCCGGGGATGTCCCACCGGTCAGGGACGCACCCGAGGCGGTGACATCGGCCGAGACCTCGGCGAGGTCACCGACGAAGGTAATGGTCTTGGTGGTGGTGCCGGAGACCGTGACGTTGCCCGAACCGACATTGCTGAGCGCCACGATGGCCGCCTGGAGGGCCGACGCCGTCGCGTTGTACGCGATGCCCGTGGTGGTCTGGGTGCTGCCGCCGACGGTGACGCTGACCGTGAAGGTGCCGCCGGTGGGAGAACCGGTGACGTCCAGGGCCCACGTCGAGTTGTCGGGGTCGCGGGTCTCGATCGGGATGATCGGCGAGGAGGTGCCCGCCTTGTCGCCCGGGTCGACGAACACGATGTCGCCGTACTGCTCGCGCACGATGGGCCGGCCGCCCACGCCGAGGAGGCCGTCCACGGGGTTGCGGGTGTAGAGACCGGCGCGGCGGGCCAGGGCACGCACGCGTCCCAGCGCCTTCGTGTTGCCGAACACCATGGTCGGCGTGCCGTCGAGCAGGGACAGCCACTCGTCGAGGGTGTCGAGCGCCTGCTGGGCCGAGGCCGGGTTGGTGTCGAAGTCCGACCAGTCGGTGACCTCGGTGGCGCGGAACTCCGTGCTGGAGCCGCGCAGGGCCTTGTCGAGGCCGTCGAAGCCGTTCGCGGCGTCGGGCTCCGCGCCGTCCACGTCTCCGTTGATGACGGCGTCCTGGAAGCGGGTCCGCGCAGCCTTGATCTTCTGCTGCATGTTCAGCGTGACGGCGCTGGACGCGGCCGGGCCGATCTTTGCGATGACGCGGTCCACCTCGAAGCTGCCGCCGAGGACGGCCAGGTCCACGCTGTACCGTGCGGTCTGCACCTCGCTCGGGGTGTACTCGGTGTTCAGCGCACGGAAGGCCGCGGTGGGCTGGGAGACGAGCCGGCGGTAGCCGTACGTCAGGGTTGCGCCGCCACCGGCGGGGTTGACGACGTCGTCGAAGGTGAGCGCGTCGAGGATGGCGCTCTCCTTGCGGAACTCGTCGATCACCTGGACGTCGATGTCGTCCGTGGCGTTGTTCTTCGCCTCGTTGAGGGTGACGGGCATGGGGACTTCCTTTGGTCAGTTGCCGCGCATCCGTGCAGCCACGGCGTCGGCGAGGTTGGTGGGCTTGCGGGCTCCCTCGCCGCGCCCGGACATGTCCGTCCCGCTGCGGGCGGGCGGTGTCGGGGCGATGGCGGTCTTGAGCTTCGGGTTGGACTCGACGGCCGACTTGACGGCGTCGCCGATCTTCTCGGCGAAGTCGTCGGCGTCCGGGTCGAGGTTCTCCACGTGCTTGAGGAACCCGCGGCTGTCGAGGAGGGCGTCCGGGTCGGCGGCGTGCTTGCCTGCGGCTCGGTACACGGCCAGCTCCACGGCGCTCTGCCGGGCCTTGGCCTGGCTCGTGGTGAGCTGATGCGCCAGCTTGTCCGGGTCGGCCTTGCCGTCGTCCAGCTCGATGCCCGCCTTCTGCGCGAGCTTGGCCAGCAGGTCGGCCTGCCGCTGGAGTTCGGCGTTCGTGCTCTTGGAGCGGTCTTCGTGCTTGCGGGCCTGTGCCTTCCACTTCTCGGCCTCGGCCTGCCAGTTGGTGTCGCCGCTTTGGGCGCCCTTGTCGTCATTGGCGGTCTCGGGCGTGGTGGTGCTCGCCGGAGGCGTGGTGCCCTCCGGATTGGTGACGGTGGTGTCCGCGCCCGTGCCGGGCTCTGCGGGGGTCGCCATGGTGGTGCTCCCTTGTCGGGTGGTGGTGCCCATGCGGGCTCAGCGGGTCCGTCTGGCCCGCTGACGTGTCGAGTGACTCGGCGTACGTTGACGCCATGACGCAGACGGTCTGGACGACGGGCCAGGGCAGCCGCTACCACGTCCGCGAGAACTGCACAGGATTGACGAGCGGCCAAGACGGCAGCCAGGTGCAGGACTACGAGGTGCATCCTGTGGAGGCCGTCACGGTTGCCGAAGCGGAACACCGGGGGAAGACCGCTTGTCTGGTCTGTGGACTGCCCGGGGCGCCTTCCTAGGCCGCGGCGAGGTCCTTCTCGGCCGGAGCTGGCACGGTGGGCGGCGCGGTCTCCTCGCGGATCCGGGTGACTTCTTCGAGGATCTGGTCGTCGCGCCAGTCCGGGTTGAGCCGGCGCACCTTCTCGTACGTCGAGATCGCCGCCGCCGCGCTGAGCAGGCTCAACTCGTTTGCCACATCCATCGGATCGGGGCTCACGACGTCCGGGAACTCCACACGCGGCTCGGCCGGGACGGTCCGGGTGCCGAACACGGCCCGGTCGACCTCCAGCAGCACACCGAAGAGGTGCGCCAGTGCCGGGCGCCAGTAACTCGCCTTGTTCGCACGGGTGGTCAGTGACTGCCGCTCGCGGGCGGAGACCTCGGTGGCGGTGGCGGCTACGTCTCCGGCGACCCCGAAGGTCTGGAGGCTGTAGCCGGCGCCGAGGATGATCCGCTCCGCCAGCTCGGCGCACAGGGAGCGGTGCTCCTCGGTGCGGATGGCGAACTGGACCTGCTCGATGACCGACCCGTTGTCCTCGCCGGGTGCGATGTTGAGCGGGGTGAACAGCTCGCGGTCGAGGTCGAAGAGCGCTCCGTTGCCCTTGCCGAGGTCGTCGAGGACCTCGGTGCCGACCAGCAGTCGGGCCTTGCCGAGCCGCAGGTCCCGCATCCAGTCGGAGTACGCCTCGTCGAGGGCGTCCATGAGCGCTTCGACGCCGGAGAAGTCCGAGCGGCCGAGATGCGCCGCCGCGGGCAGGTGGCGCCACAGCTTGTTGGGCTTGAGGTTCGGGATGTAGGCGGCGGTCAGCTTCGTGGTGCCTGTCGGGATGCTGTCGCCGTTCACCACCAGCTCGACGAGGTCGGCGGTCTCGGGGAAGTCCGCCAAGGACATCTGCGTGCCCAGCTCGTTCGCTGTGCCGACCCACACCGAGTGGCGTATCCAGCCCGGCTCGTGCCGTTCGAGCTGCCGCACGACCGCGTTGGCGTCCTCGCGGATCACCTTCCAGAATGTGACGGCGCTCAGCCGGCCCCACCGCCACTCCGGGACGGCCGTGTCCGGGGAGGCGGCGACGAGCCAGGGCTTGTCCTGGACGGCTTGGTCCCACACGACGCGGAGGTACACGCCGCCGAGAGCGGCAGCGACCTCCGCGGCTTCGCGCAGTTCGGCATACGTGGTGTCGTCCGTCAGCTCGTCGAGCCGCGCCTGGGTCGCCTTGTCGTCCACGGTGAGGTCCAGCGGGGTGCCGAACAGGAGGTTGGCGCTCGTGGCGGCGATGGCCGTGGCGAGCGGCACGTGGAGCTTGGACGGCCGTTCGCCGACAGGTGCGGGCTGACCCCAGAACCAGCGTCCAAGACGCGCCAGGATGCCCTTGCGGCGCCGTGCGGTGGTGTCGCGGGGCGCGTGGGCGTACACCTCCGCTAGGCCCTCGGGAGTCCCGGCGTACCAGGCGCTCCAGACGTCCTGCTGGGCGAAGACCTCGGCGAGGTCCGGGGGAGGCCATGCAGTGCCCACTACGCCGCCTCCTTCGCTGTGACGAGGACGGAGGACCGCCACAGGTGCTGGGTGGTCTTGATCGCGTAGCGGAGCGCGTCGACACCGTGGTCGTCGTGCTTGAGGGGCTTGTCCTCGCCGAGGAGTTCGGCCTTCTCGTCCCAGACGTAGCCCTGGATCTCTTTGAGGAGATGGGTGCAGCTCCGGTGGATGCGCAGACGGTCCGAGGCCAGCAGGGTGGAGACCACCCGGATGCCGGAGAGCACCTTGTTGTGTGCCGGGACGGGGCTGAGACCGTCTCTGCGGAGCTGCGCGTGGAACGACGCCGCGGACGGGTCGACGACGGTGAGGAGCGGCCGTACGCCCTTCTCGCGGCTTCCCGGGGGCTGGAGGTTGTCCAGCCACGCCCGGAGCTGCTCGGAGGTCTCGGCGTCCGTGAGCTGCCGCTGGCGGGCCCTGGCGTCGTACCGCCACTCGGCGGCGACGTACAGGCAGTTGTCGACCCCGAGCCCGAGGAGCACGGCGTGGGTCGGGTTCGCGGTTCCGTAGTCGAGCCCGAGCGCCAACCAGCGCCGGATCTCGGGAACGATGTCCACGACGTGCCGGGCGTCCTCGAACATGTCGTACACCGCGCCTTGGGCGGCGACCCACTGGCCGAGGACGAACCGCTTGTAGAAGAGCCCCGCGTTGCTGGCCTTGATGTGCGCGACGTACTCGGGGTCGAGGTGGATGTTGTCGTCGAGCGTGAAGGAGAAGACCTTCATCGACCGGCGCTGCTCGGGGACATCGATGAACTTCGCCTTGAGCCAGTGGGCCGGCGAGTCGGGGTTCGTCGTCGCGTAGACCTTGGCGCCGGGGGCGCGCATCCGGGTCAGGAGCATGTCCCAGAACGGCTCGGGGAGCAGGGTGGCCTCATCGACGTACGCGCCCGCGCACGTCATGCCGCGGATCTTCGACTCCGACTTGATGTCGTTGGCGCCGATGACGTGCACCAGGCGCCCGAAGAGGCGCGCGGTGGGAGCACCGGGGTTGTAGTCGACCTGGAGCGCCAGCTCCTCGAAGACCTCCGGGTTCATCAGCGGCTGGAGCGTGTTGCGGTACACCGAGTCGCGCGTCTTGCCGACCATCACCAGCTCGCCGGTGGTCGACGCCAAGCGGACGAACATCATCCAGGCCCACAAGGAGGCGATGGTCTTGCC